CCCCCAAATCATCCCGTAAACTGCTGAAGCTAAAACTACACTGTCGTGGAAGTGCTTCCGGTGGACCGCATTCAGCGGTCTTCCTGTGACATATCCACGGATGTAGCGGCGGCTCGACCGAGTCCTGGTTTGCCAGTACTCGGGTTCGTCGTGAATGACAGAGTCTCCGAGATCCGAAGGACCTCGTAGCCTCTTGATATCACTTGGAATTGCGTCCAAAACGCAAAACCAAGCATGACGAACATGGTCCCAACGGAAATTATAACGAGGGTCTGGATGACCCATCGCCCAAATTCCGTTAGCCATTGCGATTTTTTGCTGGGGCTCATTCGGCTCTTCCTTCAAGAAGTAAGGACGAACTGGTGTTCCATTGAAGAAATCACCACCACAACTCTCTCTGAAAGGTCCATCAACAAAAGTTTTACTTTCATTGGTTTGGAACCCGAGATATCGCAAGACCGCGATCACATCTTTTGATACTGAGGTTGGGACGATAATATCGTCGCCAAACACATGCACGTTAACGCCAGGCACAGGAGTGATCCCATGCTCACGCATCACATGCATGCACACACCCAGAAAGGTGATAGTCTCCATTTCAAAAGTGTAACCATTCCCCATCGCGCTGAATTTCTCCAGCTGGTACCACCGGTCGTCGATTAAAGTCGACGGTTCACGGAGGTCAAACATGGTATCGTGCCATGCCGATGGCCAGCAAAGTTTAACCAAGACTTTGCAAATGGAATCGGAAGCTTGACGTAGATCTATAGTAGCATCTTCTCCAGTTATACTGGCACGACGCGCGACCTGCGCGTGTGTTATCGGTGCTCTAGTGAGGTCAATCCCACTAGCTTTGAGGCAATCCTTCATTGCTCGGCCTAAGCCGAGTTGATAGAAGAGATTGATGGACGCGCCCACACAGATTCCTCTGTCTTTGGTCGCATCCTTAGGAACGGTTACAAACCGGTTCCCCCTAACAAAGGTTGGATCTCGTCGAAGTTCTGCATTGGTCGATGCCCAAAGGGTCGACCCGTAGTCTAACAGAAACCACGCTGCGGAACTGGTTATAGTAGGTCGCGAAGTCAACTTATCGGGTAGCGTCGTATAGACACCCCTATCGCCGAAAGTAGAACCAGGGCCAAACCGACCACCAATAGGCTGAGGGATCTTACCAGTAAGCCCACACTCGCGTGGGGGCTGAAAGGAGACCTGCTTTCTAGTGCCATCCTTACGGACGACGAAAGCAATACCAGAAGCCTTTTGTGTATATGGCCCGCTGATGAGGCGGGCTTTAGGTCGATGGCCAACGATTGAAAGTATCTCTTTACGTATACCGGCGATATGCCGTGCAACGCCGTCATCTTCTGGGCTTTGTTGGCCTGTTAGATAAGGGGATAATCTCTGGTTGGTTCTGAAACACTCCCGCTCGGCTTCGAAAAAAGCCGAGACCGCTGCGGCCCTTCTGTCGACCTTCGTCGGCAGGGGCTCGTACTTCTTAAGGAACGACAGACAAGCTGCGTCCGCAAAGTACGATTCGGCGGTTTTGTAAGTGCTAGGATCTAGCTTAAGATTAACTAGACCGTCCCAATCCTCGTAGTCGATGTGATTCCTCACACGATGAGCGAATTGGGTGGCGTAGCCGTCGCAGATTGCGAGGGCCGTCTTCCTGACAAGAGGACAAAGAAGAGTTTCCATCACGGGACTCAGTTCGAAGTTCGGTTACTGAGGTGCGAAACCTTGCTTGCAGCTGTCCTTAACAAGGACAGTAGCCATCAAGTTTAGGCTTTGGGAAACGAACTCATTCAAATCCGCGGACAGCATGCTTTGCGGCACTGCTGCTTCGAATTTGAACAAGCCACGATTCACCACGCGCGTGATGTTATCCGTTCCGAGGGCAGTCTGCTTGTAGTCGACCCAACCTTCGATCCGACGCTGAGAGTTGTCGCCATTGGCGCGACTCCACATACGGAATTCAGGTTGAAAAGCTGGAGCAGTGCCTACGGTTTGGGAACGCCAGATAGCGGGAGTTTTGTCGCCGGCAGAAGGCTGGACGTTAGTCCAGGTGATGTCTGTGACGCCGTCATTTTTTTTGACGGTAATTGCGGCCATAGTTGGCATAAATTTTCCTTAGAAAGGATATCAAAAGGTTTACGGCACACCAGAATTAGGTGCCGCACTACTATAGTAAGAAAGAGTGTCATTTCTTACCACCGAGGAAGCCGGTTAGCAGCGAGATGGCCGTGAGGCCACGTATTGCTGAAGGAGCTTTAAGCTCCTTGAAAACGAGAGAAGGGGTAGCAATCCCCGACTTGCGTTGACAGAACACACTAACCGCCGAGGCGGTCCGATTTAAGCCAGCCCATGAGGCAGGCCAATCCGGACGATAAACCATAAGGGCGGGGTCGTAGTAGTTCCAGACTCGTCTTTTGCACATAGCAAAATGTGTTGTGTAGCTATCGGTGACAGACAACCCAACAAAGTCGGTGTACGAGGAAAGAACACTCGATACATTGGTAAACCAATCCAGCACGAAGCTGAACGGGACCAACTCCCAGACAACGAGAGCCGGGTTGATTAAACCCAGCCGATTTAGGTTGAAGGCATTAGGATCAGAAACCGCGATGCGGCAACCGATCTTAACGTGTGACATGGTATGGTCCGTATAACCAAACTGGCCGTCCTGATTAAGGGATGGCGCAGGCGGTTGTTGGGGCCAGACGGTCGCACGTCCTTCAATGGACTTATACAGGGAATTGCGAAACAACGGTTCGTTGAGAATCGTCGCCGAACTATGTATGTCCTTAACCAAGGGTGCCCAGCCGAAGTGAAACTCCAACCAGTTTGAGCCGAAAGATTTGGCAGAAGGCCTAAGGTTTAATTCGCGTTTACGGGTTTTTAGCCTATAAACACGATCCTTACCAAGGCGCCTCCAGCCAGATTCCTCCTTACGCGGTTTAAGACCAAGGGTCTTGGCCGCCCCTAGGAAGTCGAAAGATTTCAGTTGACGACCAAACCTCAAGAGCTGTGAAGCTCTCTTGGCGATCATGTCAACCGATTGCTTTCGCTCGGCAAGATTAACCGCTAGCGAAGCGGTTCCAGAAATCTGGTTCTTAAGACCTTCATATGCCTTGGCGTAAGCCTCGGCGTATGTCGAAGTTGCCTCCGAATCCGACGACAATCCTTGGAAGAATTGTGCATCGAGCTCCCACAAGGGGTGGTCTGAAACCGAACACCGATAGAACGTATAGGGTAGAGGGTGCACGTAAGGTTTATCCTGCGTATACCATACTCTGGACATTGTCTGCCTTGCAGCAGACTCTGGCCCGTTCTTATAGTCGGTTTGATCCTTCTGAAATGGACCTCTCATAGTGCCTCCATGTGAATGGTGGGTACGCACCACGAATGGGTCGGGCTTGCAAAGCCCAACCATCAAAGATAGAAAAATCTAACTAGATACAAGTAGGACTATTGGTCCTGCCTGTTCTAGAAGAGTGGGTAGCAATGCCCACACCTTGATAGACTGGTATGTCTACAATTAGAATTCTATCAACCGAGTATACCAACTCGGCAGTCAGACAGAGCTCAGGGAGCTCTG